TGACTATTTAACACATAAATTTTAATAAATGGCGGATCCAACATTGGCGATGATTCCAAGTGGATATAAGACCGGAAAACTTTATTCCGTTTTACCGGAAAATGGTGACGGCGATTTTACAACGTTTACAAGATCAACAATTGGAACGCGCGTAAACAAAGGCGGTTTTATTGAATCGGTACTATCAAACGTTCCGCGTTTAGATTACACAAACGGCAAATGTCCGATTTTATTATTAGAACCAACGACCACAAATCTACAAATTAGAAGTCAAGAATTTGACAATGCTATTTGGTCAAAAACAAATGTAACCGTAACAGCAAACAATATAATTTCACCGAGTAATGAATTAAACGCCGATAAGATATCAAGGACTTCAACCGCGGCAAATTATATAAATGACATTTTAACAAAATCCGCAAGTCAATTAGAATACACTTCATCAATTTTTGTAAAACAAGGCGAAGGCGATTATTTTGCTTTAAGAGTACAAGGGAATTATTCAGATCGAATTGATATACGATTTCAATTTTCTACTAAATTAATTATTTATAGCAACGCCGCAAGTTCAAACGCAATATTAAGAAGTACAAGCGTAAAAGAATACAACAACGGATGGTTTAGAATATCAATTTCATATTTGTCAGATACTAGAAATTTATTAGGTAATTATTTTAGCGCTCGAAGTACAAGCGGCAACATTGATGGCGGTGATACAAGTTCAACGGCGTTTGTTCATTTGTGGGGTGCAATGATTCAACAAAACACTTTTTTAACAAGTTACATTGAAACAACAGATATTCAGGTTTCAAAAAGTGAAGATGTTTGCCAAGATAGCGGCGATTTAGCATTGTTTAACAGCGCCGAAGGTTCAATGTTTGTTGATATTGAAAAGTCAATAAAAGACAGTAGTTCGGGCCGAATCACAATATCCGATGGCAGTTCAAACAATCGAGTTACAATTGGTAAAGAAAGTAATAATAATCAATTTAGATTGTTTGTTGCGCATACAAATGGAACCATTGACGCTCAAAAATATACTAATGTTGATTTTGATGTTAGAAATAAATTTATTATAACTTGGAAATTAAACGATTTTAAATTTTACCAAAACGGATCTTTAATTCATTTTGATATTTCAGGAAGCGTTCCGACTGGATTAAATGCGCTCGCTTTCAATGAAAACAATTTAGGCGGTCAAGATTTTTTCGGGCAAATTAATAATGTTCAATATTATAACACGGCAATCACACAAGCTGAAGCCCAAGCGCTAACAGCAATTTAATAATAAATAATAATTCGTATATTTACAAAAAATTAAATAACATTAAAATTTTTATATAATGGCTACAACTGGAGTTTTTAACGGCACAAATTTACTATTGAAAATAGAAGGTGCAACAATTGGACACACAACAAGTTGTTCGCTTTCTTTGTCAATGGACACGCCGGAAGCAACAACAAAAGATTCGGCAGGATTTTCTGAATATATTGGCGGCGTTAAAGGCGGTGAAATATCTTTTGAAGGTTTAGTTGTTTATGATGATGCATCAAACGCGATTGAAATGGCTGATTTTCTTTTGGCCCGTACTCAATTAACTTGTATATTTGGAACAACTGAAGCCGGTGACGCAATTTATACGGCTGAAGCGTTTTTATCAAGCGTTGAAATGTCCGCGGAAATGGAATCGGCAGTTACTTATAGCGGATCCCTTACAATTACCGGTGCAATAGTAAAATCAACTAACTAATTAACATTAGTTTTTTATCATAAAAAAGCCGCCGTTAATTTTTTAACGATGGCTTTTTATTTTTATTAATCAAATCTTTTAAAATGACAAACAAAAAAAGAGGTTATATTGATATAACCGTTGACGGCAAAAAACAAACATTACATTTTTCGATGAACTTTTGGGCGGAATTTACCGAACAAATTGGCGTATCACTTCAGGACATTGGCAGCGTTTTTGAATCCGGTATTTCTTTAAATGGATTACGCGCATTAATTTATTCCGCGGCATTAGCCAATGACTTAGAAAAGGGAAATAAAGTTGATTATAACCTTTATACGGTTGGAACCTGGCTTGATGATATTGATGCCGAAAAAATAAATGAAATTATTGAAGCAATGAGTGAATCCAAAATTTTAGGAAATTCACTAAAAACCAATCCAAAAGGTGCGGCAAAGCCGAAGCCGTCAAAGAAACAATAAACTTTGAAACTTTAACCGATTATTATATTGGGCAAATTGGGATTTTGCCCGATGATTTTTGGCGGCAAACTTGGCGTGAAAACGGTTTAATGGCGGAATCTTATCATAACAAAGTGAATCTAAATTGGGAGCAATCGCGATATATTTCAACAATGATTTACAATGTTAATTGTCAAAAAAAATCGCAAATGATGAAACCCGAACAATTATTTCCGTTGCCCGTTGATAAAATTAGAAAACAAAAAAGAGATATTCCAAAATCAACGCGTCAAGAAATGGAAGCGTTTGAAAATAAATCGCAATCAATGACTAATGAAAAGACGCTAAAATAAAAAGCGTCTTTTTTTTTGTATTTTTGTTTTAATTATATTCTTTATTATGGCGGATCAAAATTTAAAAGTAAATATTACCGGAGACAGTTCAAAATTGTCAAACGCGCTTTCATCAGCATCATCAAAACTTTCATCATTTGGTTCAAAAATGCAAAGCGTTGGAAAATCAATGTCAACACGTTTAACGCTCCCATTAGTGGCGGCCGGTGCGGCTGCAACCAAAATGGCGTTTGATTTTGATAAATCAATGACGTCAATTCAGGCGCTTGTGGGCGTTTCTGCGGATAAGGTGTCGGAAATGGGTGACGCTGCAAAGAAAATGGCAATAGATACCGGTAAAAGCGCAAATGAAGCCGCTGAAGCGTTGTTCTTTATTACTTCGGCCGGTTTAAGGGGTTCCGATGCTATGGATGTTTTAAATATGTCGTTAAAGGCATCAGCCGTTGGATTAGGTGAAACAAAAACAATTGCCGATTTATCGACATCAGCAATGAATGCCTATGGTAAAGAAAATTTATCCGCTTCAGGTGCAACAGATATTTTAACCGCGGCGGTTAGATTAGGAAAACTAGAAGCGTCAGAGTTGGCCGGTGCAATGGGTGGCGTGATTCCGATCGCTTCTAGTATGGGCGTTTCATTTGATCAAGTTGGTGGCGCAATGGCTGCAATGTCTAAAACCGGTACAAAAGCCGCTGAAGGTGCAACGCAATTAAATGCAATTATGACATCTATAGCAAAACCCACACAAGAAAGCGAACTAGCGTTTGAAAAAATGGGAATGTCATCATCTTCATTGAAAGATTCTTTGTCTGAAAAGGGCTTAATGGGTACCTTAGTAATGTTAAAAAAAGGGCTTGATGCAACCGGTCAAGAATTTACAGATATTGCGCCAAACGTTAGAGCATGGAAGGGGGTTTTGGATTTAACCGGGCCGTCAATGCAAGACAATATTGAATTGTTTGATGAAATGACAAAAGCATCCGGCGCAACTGATGAAGCATTTAAAAAAACATCACAATCGGCATCGTTTAAAATGACTCAAGGATTAAACGCAATGAAATCATCATTGTTGTCGGTTGGTCAAGTTATATTGACGGCAATAGCGCCGGCGGTTCAAAAGTTAGGCGCATTTTTTACAAGTTTGTCCGAAAAATTTCAAGCTTTATCACCAACAACGCAAAAAATAATTGTTGCATTTGCCGGAATTGTTGCGGCATTAGGCCCGGTCATAGCAATAATAGGAACTTTGTTAACAATGGCGCCGGCAATCGGCGCGGCCTTTACTTTGATGATGGGACCGGTTGGTTTAATTATTGCCGGATTAACCGCGATCGCTGTTGTAATATATAAAAATTGGGCCGGAATAAAAACTTCGCTTGTTAAAATTGGTAATTATTTCATTGAATTATACAACAATTCTTTACCCATACAATTTGCGGTTAATTTAATAATAATGCAGTTTAAAAACTTTTTAGCTGTTGGAAAATTTGTTTTAAAAACAATCGTAAATGTTTTTAAATTATTTGGTCAAAATGTAATGACAATTTTTGGTTCGGTTGCGGATATTATAATGGGCGTTTTTACTTTTGATAAGGATAAAATAATGAAGGGTTTCACAAATCTTTCAACCGGATTAAAAAGCAATTTGACAAAGGCATTTGATGACATTTCAACAGATGCAAAAGAATTAGGCGGTAATGTAGTTGATAATTTTAACGACGCTATTAAATCAAAGAAAATTGCAAAAATAAAAATTCAAACTGAAATCGTTTCAAATAATTCGGATTCAACAACAACACCAATAAGCGGCGGAACAAGTGGTGGCGTTAACGTCGGCGGCGGTTCTGATGGCGGTGGTGGTGGCGGTCGTGGTCAGGTTTCAAGCGATGGCGATTTAGATTCTGAAGGAATAACACCAATTTCAGACGCAATTGAAGCCGATACATTAAGAATCCCTGAAGTTATGTCGGCTCAAGAAACTGTTTTGGCTGAAAACAGAGCGATCGCAATGGAAAACGCAATGGCTTTTAATAAAGGAGTAAGCGGAATTATTACCGGAGGTTTAAATGATTTAGCCGTTGGAATTGGTCAATCATTAGGCAAAGCGCTTTCAGGTGGCGGAAATTTGGCGCAAAGTTTGTCTCAAGTTGTTTTAGGAACTATTGGAAATATGGCGGTACAAATGGGAAAATTAGCGATTAGTATTGGTATCGGAGTTGAAGCCATTAAAAAGGCGCTTCAATCTTTAAATCCGGCAGTTGCTATCGCGGCCGGAATTGCATTGGTTGCATTGGGTTCATTTGCAAAAGCACAAGCAGGTAAGATTGGCGGCGGTGGCGGCGGCGGTGGCGGTGGCGGTGGCGCTACACCTTTTGCCAACGGTGGAATTGTAAGCGGCCCAACAATGGGACTTGTTGGAGAATATCCGGGCGCGCGTTCAAATCCTGAAGTTATAGCGCCATTAAATAAATTGCAAGGAATGATCGGATCGTCAGGCGGTTCACAAAATATAAATGTAGGCGGTCAAATTAGATTAGAAGGTCAAGATTTATTAATCGCAATTGAAAGAGCAAACGACACCGCGGATCGTTTATTTTAACATAAAAACAAAAAAATGGCGTACGGCGTTAAATATAGATTAGAATTTTCGGATGTTTTAGGATATCCGCGAAAATTAGAAATATTAAAAAAAGATTATACCGGCGCGGTTTTGCCAATGATAGGCGCGAAAAGTCCGGTAACTATTAGTTGGCAATCATCAAATGATTTTTATAGTCCAATTATTGGATCGAAATGTCAATTGAATCTTTTGGTAACCGATAATGTTCAATATGATGATTTTTACAAATTTGATGAACGCGAATACAAAATAAACGTTTATTATGTTGAGCCGATATCTGAAGTTTTTGAAAACAGAGTGGCAAACGATGGCGGAATTACTGAAGCGATTAATTGCGTTGAAAATGAAACAAAATATTCACTTGACAGTTCGGGCGATATTATAAAAAACTACAATTTATTTTGGACTGGTTTTTTGGTTGTTGATAGGTACAAAGAATCAATTACAACTCCGCCGTTCGGAATTAAATTAAATGCGTTTGATGGATTAGGAACGCTTTCAGCATATAGTGGTACAACTTCGCCAAATTATGACGGTTCAACCCTTTCAACATCATTAACGGACATCGAAAGAATTAGTTTAATATTGCAAAATTTAGATTTAGACATCGACATTCATTTTGTTAATGATACATTTCAAAGGGATGGAATAATTGTTGGCGGTGTCGAATATAAAAAATTTCCATTTATAAGAACTCAAATCGGTACAAACGAATTAAAAAAAGATTTTGATACATATACAGCAAAAGAACAATTAAAAATAATTTTATCAATGTATAATCAAAGGATTTTCCAATCATTTGGTAAATGGTACATTGTCGAAGCTACAAACATTTTTGATAAAACAATTAAAGATGAAATTCAAAATGAATTAACAAACAATTTAACTATTTTAACGGGCATAAGAAACAAAATAAAAAATCAATTAGTATCAACGGGCGGCGAACGGTACGAAACTTATAAATTTAATTATTTGGGGGTTTTAGATAGCATTAAAAACATACCTTATGTTAGTGAATCGCCGGTCAATATTTTACCAACTAATAAAAGTTTGACGCGTGAATTTTTACAACCATTAAAATCAGTTCAAATAAATGTCACAGAAAATGATTTAAAAAATTATTTTTTTAATTCCGGTTTTGAATACGGTTTGACCGGTTTTGACACGCCAGGAAATAAAGTTGAAATTACTGAAGATACCGCCGTTTTTAAAGGAATTAAAAGTTTAAAAATTAAAGATTCAGTAGCACCGGCAAATTCTGACATATTAAATTTATCAACTCCAACAACAATTCCTTCATTTGGTGATATTTCAAATCACAGCTTTAGATATAATTATTATCACGATTTTACTGGCGAAATTCCCGATACAAGTTTGTTTCATAGTTATATCGCCTATTTAACCCTTACATATACATCAGCAACATCAACCGAAACCGGTCAATATACCTGGGATGAAAGCGAACAATCGTTTAAACTTATTTCATCGGGTGGTGTTGTTATTAATTATATTTTTGATACTGAATATAATATGTTTAAATCAGTTGATATTAAATTTTCAACTATTGGTTTAGATCAACGGGCCGACACGATTTGGACAATTACAGATATTAAACTTGAAATAAAATTACGAAGTACATTTGCAACATCATCTTTTTATAATTCAACTTATTTTGATAATTTTATAATTGATAACGGATCGACAACGTCAAATGTTAATCGAATAAATTTTGAAATGAATTTAAGCGATAACAACGTTAATTCCGGCGAAAAATCATTCACTAAAATAGGGTTAACAAATAACATAAATATTGCGCGAACTCGTGACAATTATTTTAGTTTTAATGCGCCGGAAAATTTAAAAAAAGGGCCGCATACGGTTGCAATGCAAAATGTCGCGAATGATTTTAGATCTTTTGTGGAACGTTTTGATGGTACCTTTAGAAATGTTTTAAGAAAGCCGATTTCAATTAGTGATCGTTTATGGTTTAATTTTCAAAATTCAATTAAAAACGAACAACCCACAATAATTGATGGGTTAACTTTTGACGTTAAAGAAAACGCATATAAAATAAAATGTCATTTACCAAATGATGATGATGATGTTTCAACACAATCAATTGTAAGATAATTTTTTTGTTTTGTTTGTCAGGCCGTCGCTATATCTTTATTGATTTGCGGCGGTTTTTTTTGCTTTAATACTTTTTTTATTGAAAGTTTTTTTTTATTTTTGCATTAAATAAACAATTAAAAATATGTTTGAACAAGAATTTAAAGCGGAAATGAAGCGCTTAAACTTAAAGCGTTACGAGGTTTGCAGTTTACTTAGTTGCACAATGCCGACATTAAAATCAAGATTAAAAAATCCTAAAACTTTTACCATTGGCGAAGTGTTATTATTACAACGCAATGAATTTAGTTTGGGCCAAATAACAGAAAACTTAAACATTTAAAAACAACTATATGAAAACAATTAACATTAAAGGTAAAGATTACATTACAGTTAACGAACGATTAATTTATTTTAGAAGTCAAGAACAATTTGAAGGTTGGCAAATTAGCGAAACAATTGTTTCAATTGATGATAAAGAAGGAATTTTTAAGGTGACAATATTAAATCACGAAGGATTTGAAATTGCATCAGCACACGCCCAAGAATATAGGGATTCAAGTTATATTAATAAAACATCATTTGTCGAAAACGGTTTTACTTCAGCATTGGGCCGCGCATTGGGTTATTTAGGTATTGGAATTGATACGTCAATCGCTTCAGCTAATGAAGTACAAAACGCCGTTAAGAATCAAACAATGGCGCCAAAAGATGATAAGAAGTGGTTAACGGAAGCGCAATTGAACGCAACTTTAAAAGCTACTAAAGACCAAGCGGAAAAGGTTTTAAACACCTTTAAAATGAAAAAAGAATATAAAGATAAAATAGTAAGTAAGTTTAATTTAAAATAAATAAAAAATGAGTATCGAAAAAAAGTACGAACACCAAAATGGAAACGGAAGTTTATTCAAGAACACAAACAAAACTTCAGAGAATCAACCTGAATATTCGGGGACGATTAAATTACAAGATGGAACCGAACAACAAATTGCGGCCTGGGTTAAAGAAGGTGCAAAAGGAAAATTCTTTTCATTGAAATTAAGTGATGTTTATGTTAAACAAGAAGCGG